GCAATCACCAGCGCCACGCTGGAGCTGGAATCCGAACCCCTGACCAAATGGCTGGAGCGCCTGGCATTCCAGCTGATGATGGAGCGCAGTGCGCGCAACGACAGCGCGCACGCCGTCATGTTGGCCTACGCGCGTGGCAGTGACCTGGACCAGCTTGGCGCGTTCTTTGGCGTCAAGCGTCTGACACTGAAGGAAGCGGACCCCGCAGCATTGCCGCCCATCCCTGCGGTGATGGAAGCCGATGACGATTTCCGGGAGCGCATCCAGATGGCGCCGAACGGCTACAGCGTGGCCGGACCCCGCGGCGCTTACGTGTTCCATGCCCGAAGCGCAAGCGGCCAGGTGCTTGATGCTTCCGCCACCAGCGGAGAGCCGGGCACCGTCATCGTGTCGGTGCTCTCGCGCGATGGGGATGGAGCTGCACCACAGGAGCTGCTGGCTACAGTGAACGCAGCGATCAACGCCGACGACGTGCGCCCGCTGTCCGATACGGTCATCGTTCAATCTGCTGGCATCGTGCCGTACAAGATCGAAGCCAAGCTGTATACCCTGCCAGGGCCCGATTCGCTGACGGTGCTGGCCACAGCGCGGCTGCGGGCAGCTGCCTATGCGCAATCCATGCACCGCATTGGGCGCATGCCAACGATTTCGGGCATCTATGCGGCGCTGCACATCGATGGTGTGGTCCGTGTTGCCTTGGCTAGCCCGGCTGACGATGTGGCGGTGAGCAGCGTGCAGGCAAGCTGGTGCACGGACATCGACATCACCAACGGGGGCGCAATTGGCTGATTCCCTGTTGCCGCCCAACGCTTCGCCGCTGGACCGTGCAGCCGAGGCCGTGCTGCAAAAGCATCTGCAGAGCATCCCGCAGCCGCACCGTGCGTTGTGGAATCCTGCGACCTGCCCTCTACCGTTGCTGCCCTGGCTGGCATGGACTGTCGGCGTTGATGACTGGGACCCAGTTTGGACTGAGGCGCAGCAGCGCGACATGGTGGCCATGGCGATACGCCTTCACCAAAAAAAGGGCACGCCCTGGGCGGTGCGCCATGCGCTGCTGCGCAGCGGGCTGGAGGGTGTGCGGATTGTCGAGAAGCCACCCGGGGCCCATTGGGCGGAATTTGACGTGGATGTGTCGGTCGTTGACAGACCGCTCACGTCTGAGGCAATCGCCCGTGCGGTCACCCTGATCGAGAAAAACAAGCCTGTACGCAGCGTGATGCGCACCCTGCGCACTTCGTTGCAAAGCCGCGGCGCCCTACACATCGGCATCCAGCTGCTGGCAGGAGACACCACCACCGTTTACCCACTGCAGCCCCAGGACATCCAGTCCCCGGCTGTGACCACCGCTTGGGCATTCGCGGCCCATGACGCCATCACCACTACCGTCTACCCCATGCCATGAGTAACTTCTACACCATCCTCACCAACATTGGCGCCGCGCTGCACGCCAACGCCCAGGTGCAACAAACCACCGTCCCCTGGACCCACATGGCCCTGGGGGACGGCAACGGCAATCCCGTGGTGCCCCAGCAAACGCAAACCGGCCTGGTGCGTGAAGTCCACCGCCTGCCCATCACCAGCCTGGAGCAGCACCCGGACAACCCCAACTGGATCGTGGTGGAAGCCGTGGTGCCCAGCGATGTCGGCGGCTGGACCGTGCGCGAAACGGCGCTGTACGGCGGCACCGGTGGCGGCAGCTGCATCGCCGTGGGCAACTACCCGGCCACCTACAAGCCGGTGCTGGCCGAAGGTGCCGCCCGTGAAATGGTCATGCGCATGGTGATCGAGGTCAGCAGCGTGGCCACGGTCAAGCTGCTGATCGACCCCGCCGTGGCCATTGCCAGCCGCAAGTGGGTAGAAAGCCTGGTAGCCACCCCGGACAAGGCGGGCCTGGTCAAGCTGGCCACCGTGGATGAAGCCAAGCAAGGCCTGCGCGATGATGTGGCCGTGACACCCGAGGGGCTGAATGCGCGCATGGACATGATGGATGCGCGGGTGGCGACATTGGAGGCAATACCAAAGCCACCTGGCTATCAGCAGGTGGCGCAAAACATTACAGCTTCCACAGTCACAGCCACCTACTACCCAAACGCGACAACCCGTGTATTCCGGATTTCTGTTGCCGCCACTGCTGCATCACCATCCACTGTTGGTCATGTGTCGATCCAGCGAAAACTGCAAGACGGAAGTGTGCACAACGCAGCAGTCTCATCCAATGCTGATGGTGTGGGGGTGGGCTGCGAAGCGCTCATCTATCCTGGTGAATCCTGGGCTGTATCTACCAGACTGGCCAATCTGGTGTCGGTCATTAAAACTTCGTGAGGGGCCGTTATGCCTAAGTTCTTTATTGATGAGCAAGGCGACTTGCACGCGTTTGCAGATGACGGAAGCGAGGATTCGCTAATTAAGCCAAGCATGCGCTTGGCGACAGCCGAAGAAATCACCCAGGAAAAATCTTTAAAGGAACTGGCTGCCGCAGCTATGGGCGCGGTGAATGCGGAGTACAGCCACCGCATGGGAGCGATTGCCGAGGCCTACCCGGTGCATGAGCGCGAGAGCTGGCCCATCCAGCTTGCCGAGGCTCAGACTGTGCTGGTGTACCCAGGCGGCGAGCTACCCGATGGTGTCACGTCGCCCTGGATTGACCAGTGCGCCCATCAGCGCGGCATGACGCGCCTGGAGCTGGCCCAGCGCATCGTGGCCAAGGACACGGCCTACCGCACAGTGTCGGGCTTCCTGAGTGGCGTGCGCCAGTGGCATGAGGACTGCATTGACCTGCTGCTGCAGGAAGGCGAAGGGGCGCGCGACGAGCTGCAAGCCTACGACCACCAGCAGGGATGGGAGCGTGCTGAAGAGCAACTGGCCACCTAAACCCGGTTACATGGCCGCCCCAAAGCCCGCCTCGCGCGGGCTTTTTGCTGTAGCCACCGCCGCTACATGTGCGCGCGCTGGCGTGCGCGAGGGGGGCTTGGCACCCTTGAGGGGTCGCCAACTTCACCCACCCAGCGCCCATGTCTACCGAATTCCACCATGGTGTGCGCGTCCTCGAATTGACCGAGGGCATGCGCACCATCCGCACCGTCTCCACGGCGATCATCGGCTTGGTTGCCACCGCATCTGACGCCGATGCGGCCACCTTCCCGCTGAACAAGCCTGTGCTGATCACCCATGCCCGCAATGCCATCGCCAAGGCGGGCAAGCTGGGCACCCTGGCCACATCGCTGGACGCGATTGCTGAGCAGTGCCTGCCCATCTGCGTGGTGGTCCGGGTGCCCGATGGCGAAGGCGCCACCAACGAAGAAAAAGCCGCCAGCCTGACCAGCCATGTGATCGGCGGTGTGGCCGAGGACGGCAGCTACACCGGCATGAAGGCCCTGCTGGCGGCCCAGGGCAAGCTGGGCGTCAAACCCCGCATCCTGGGTGCTCCCGGTCTGTCCACCCAGCCGGTGGCCACCGCCCTGGCCACGCTGGGCGAGCAACTGCGTGCCATGGCCTACTGCGGCACCTACAAGGACACCGTGGGCGATGCCATCCTGTACCGCGGCGAATTCGGCAAGCGTGAGCTGATGCTGATCCACGGCGACTTCCGGCGCTGGGACACTGTGGCCAACGCCACCGTGGACGCCTGGTCCGAGGCCTATGCCCTGGGCCTGCGCGCCAAGATCGACCTGGACCAAGGCTGGCACAAGACCTTGTCCAACGTGGCTGTCAACGGCGTGACCGGCATTAACAAGGACATCTACTGGGATCTGCAGAACCCCGCCACCGATGCCGGCCTGCTCAACGCGGCCGACGTCACCACCCTGATCAACAAGGACGGCTACCGCTTCTGGGGCAGCCGCACCTGCAGCGACGAACCCCTGTTCAGCTTTGAATCGGCCGTGCGCACCGCCCATGTGCTGGCCGACAGCATTGCCGATGCCCACATGTGGGCCGTCGACAAGCCCCTGCACCCCAGCCTGATCAAGGACATCTTGGAAGGCGTCAACGCCAAGATGCGCGAGCTGACCGCTGGCGGCTACCTGCTGGGCGGCCAGGCCTGGTTCGACGCCGCAGCCAACGAAGCGGCCACGCTCAAGGAAGGGCAGTCCTTCATCGACTACGACTACACCCCCGTGCCCCCGCTGGAAAACATCAATTTCCGCCAGCGCATCACCGACCGCTACTTCGCAGACTTCGCCAGCCGCGTGCAAAGCGGCGGCTAAGCCCAGGCATTCAATCTCAGGAGCAACCACATGGGTATGCCATCCAAACTCAAAAACTTTGCCGTCTTCGTCGACGGCGTCAGCTGGGCCGGTGAAGTGCCCGAGCTCACACCGCCCAAGCTCACCCGCAAGATGGAAGAGTTCCGCGCCGGCGGCATGCGCACCCCGGTCAAGGTGGATCTGGGCACCGAAGCCCTGGAGCTGGAAGTCACCGCCGGCGGCTGGATGAAAGACGCCCTCAAGCAGTGGGGCGCCACCGGCATCGGCGCCGTGCCCTTGCGCTTTGCCGGCGCTGTGCAGAACGACGACACCGGTGAATGGAGCAAGGTCGAGATCTTCATGCGTGGCCGCTGGGAAGAGCTGGACATGGGATCCGACAAGGCTGGCGACGACACCGAGTTCAAAGCCAAGGCCACGCTGAGCTACTACCGCCTGGTCTGGGACGACGAAGACCTGATTGAGATCGATGCCACCGGCCTGATTGAAAAGATCGGCGGCGTCGACCTGACCGAAAAGGTACGCCAGATCCTAGGCATCTAAGCACCCGCTCTCCCACCGCCCAGGGGCTGGTGCCCCTGGCGCTCCCACCCATTCACCTCAACCGACCTCTCCGCTATGCAAACACCCGACACCGAACACACCACCACCGACAAGCCCGCCGGCGACATCGTCACCGTCACCCTGGACACCCCCATCGCCCGCGCTGGCGGCAAGCAGATCACCGAAGTCACCCTGCGCAAACCCCTGGCCGGCGCCCTGCGCGGCGTGGCCATGGGTGACCTGGTGGCCTGCAAGTACGACGCCGTCGCCCAGGTGCTGCCCCGCGTGTCCACCCCCACGCTGTTCAAGCAGGACATCGAGAGCATGGACCCGGCAGATCTGTTCAAGCTGGGCGGCGAGGTGGTGGGTTTTTTGTTGACCAAGGAACAAAAGGCCTTCATCCCTCAGTAGACGTCACCCAGGTGATGGCAGAGGTGGCCTATTTCTTCCACTGGCCCCTCTGCAGCATGGATGCCATGCCCCTGGAAGAACTGCTGGACTGGCGCGAACGTGCCGTAGGCATCCACAACCGCATCAACGCCCCGGAAAGCTGATCCCCCATGGCTGATAAAAACTTGCGCTTGCGCGTCATGCTGGAGTTGGCAGACAAGGCGCTGGGCCCGCTCAAGCGCATCAGCCAGGGCAGCAACGAAACCGTCAACACCCTCAAGGCCGCCCGCGACCAGCTCAAGCAGCTGCAGGCGGTTCAGGGGGATGTGGCATCGTTTCGCACCATGCACACCCAGCTGGGCGAAACCGAGGCCAAGCTCAAGTCGGCCCGCGACAGCGTGCGCCAACTGGCGGCCAGCCATGCCCAAGCAGGCCCGCCCACCAAACAAATGGCTGCGGCCATGACTGCCGCCCGCAATGAAGCGGCGCAGCTGGGTGCCAAGTTCAACGGCCAACAGCAAAGCCTGCAGCGCATGCGCGACAAGCTCAGCGCCGCCGGCATCAGCACCAGCAACCTTGCGACCCACGACAAGCAACTGCGCGCCAGCATTGCCGCCACCACCCAGGACATCACCCAGCAAACCCAAGCCCTCAAAGCCCAGGCCGACATGCAGCGGCGCGCGTCCAGCCTGAAGGCCGCCCAAAACACCAACGTCGGCAACCGGGTCCAGGCCCGCGGGGCCCTGCTGGACGGCGTGGCCCTGGCTGCCACCCTTGGCGCCCCCATCAAGATGGCCATGGACTGGGAACAGCGCATGGCCGAGCTGAACAAGGTGGCCAACAAAACCCCGCAAGAACTCAATGCCATCGCAGCCGCCGCCCAAGCACTGGCCGTTGAAACCGGCGTGGCCCGTGAAGAAATCATTGGCGCCTACATCGCCGCCAGCCAGGCCGGCTTTGCCGAAAGCGAGTGGGCACAGTTTGCCGAGGTCTCCGCCAAGATGGGCGTGGCCTTTGACACCACGGGCGAGAAGGCGGGCGAGATGCTCAAGGCCTGGCGCAGCGGCATGGGGCTGAGCATGGACCAAGCCGCCGCCCTGGCCGGCACGGTCAACCACATCGCCAACAGCATGAACGCCACCGCCATGGACATTGGCGGCGTGCTGCAGCGCCAGGGCGCCTACCTGTCCGCCATGGGGCTGACGCAAACCCAGTCCGCCGCCCTGGCCGCCACCATGCTCTCCGGTGGCGCCACCGAAGAGATTGCCGCCACGGCCAGCAAGAACTTCATGAAGGCCCTGACCGTGGGCTTTGCCGCCAGCAAAAGCCAGATTGAAGTGTTTGACATGCTCAACCTCAACCCCGAGCAACTGGCCAAGCAGATGCAGCAGGCGCCGGAGCAGGCCATCGTGGACGTGATGCAGCGCCTGCAAAAGCTGGCCCCCGACCAACTGGCCCCGGCCATGAAGATGCTGTTTGGTGATGAATCCATCGGCCCGGCCGCGCAGATCGTCAAGAGCGTGGACGGTTTGGTGGCCGCATTCGAGATGGCCGGCGACACCGCCAAGACCATGGGCAGCCTGCAGGCCGAGTTCGACAGCATGGGCAACACCACCCAGCAGCAGATGAAGAAAGCGGGCGAAGGTGTCAAGGTGGTCACCACCGCCCTGGGCGCCGGCCTGCTGCCCTCCATCAATGCCAGCCTGGCCGCGTTCGCGCCCATGGCGCTGGGCGTGGGCCAGTGGATGCAAGCCAACCAGGGGCTGGTCACCACCGTGGTGGCCATCATTGCCGCCATCATGGCATTCAAGATTGCCGCCATTGCCGGGGCCTATGCCTTCACTTTCTTGAAGGGTGCCTGGTTGTCCGGCCAGGCCGTGCTGCTGACCCTGCGCACCGCCTGGATGCTGCACACCGGCACCCTGGTGGCGGGCACGGCCGCCAGCCGCACCGCCGTGGTGGTCAGCAAGGCGCTGACCGCGGCGCAGTGGCTGTTCAACGCCGCTATCGGCGCCAACCCCATCGGCCTGCTGATTCTGGGCATCGTCGCGCTGACGACCGCCGGCTACATGCTCTGGTCCAACTGGGAGAACATCGCAGCGGGTGGCAAGCTGCTGTGGCAGGACCTGTCCACCTTCCTATCCGGGGTGTGGGCCGGCATCACCAACGCGGCACTCAGCGCCTGGAACGGCATCACCAGCACCGTGGGCGGCGCCATCCGCACCTTTGTGGACAGCGTGCGCAGCGTCCTGGAAGGCGGCGTGGGCGCATGGATCACGGCCTTGCTCAACTTCTCGCCCTTCGGCGTGCTGTGGAACGCCATCACTGCGGCGCTGGGTGCGCTGGGCATCCAGGTGCCCGAGCAATTCCGCAACTTTGGCAGCTTCATCATGGATGGGCTGATCGGTGGCATCACCGGCAAGCTGGCCGCACTCAAAGACGCCGTGGTGGGGGCTGCCACGTCGGCCGCCAGCTGGTTCAAAGAAAAGCTGGGCATCGCCAGCCCCTCCAAGGTCTTCACCCAGTTTGGCGGCTGGATCAGCGAGGGCGCGGCCGTGGGCATCGAGGCCGGCCAGGCCGGCGTGCGCGCCGCGGCGCTGGCCATGGCTGGGGCGGCACTGGCCCCGGTGGCATCGGCCGGTACCGGCACGGCTGCAGGCCCTGCGCCGGTGGTGGCACCTGGTGCTGCCATCGCCCCCAGCGCATCGGCCGCAGGGGCGGCGCCCGCCGGCGGTGGCATCAACATCACCATCCACGCGGCACCTGGCATGGACGCTCAGGCAGTGGCCCGCGCCGTGGCGGCCGAGCTGGACAAGCGCGAGCGCCAAAAGTCCAGCCGCGCCCACAGCGGCATGTACGACCGCAGCTAACAGACAGAGGCAGCACCGCAATGCAAGGCTCCATGCTCATGGCCCTTGGGCAATTCATCTTCTCGCTGGACACCCTGGCGTTCCAGGAGCTCAAGCGCAGCAACAGCTGGCGCCACCCCAGCACCAGCCGGGTGGGCGCCCGCCCTGCCCGCCAGTTTGTGGGCGTGGGCGACGAAACCTTCTCGCTCAACGGCTGGATTGCCCCTGGCCAGATCGGCGAATACACCAGCCTGGCCGAGCTGCGCGCCATGGGCGACAGCGGCCAGGCCTTCGCCCTGGTCAGTGGCAACGGGGAAGTGTTTGGCCAGTACGCGATCGAGCGGCTGGAAGAAACCGGCACCCTGCACGACCGCTGGGGCAACCCGACGCGGGTCAGCTTTGACATCCAGCTGGTGCGCACCGACGACGACGCCGGCGGCCAGCAAGTCCACGTCAACGAACAAGGCCAGTTTGTGGCCCCCGGGGAAGAGTGAGCCCATGGACACCGCACGCACCTACCCTGCCCCCACCTACGCCCTGAAGGTGGCCGGCCAGGACATCGCCCCCAAGATCGCCCCGCGCCTGGTCAGCCTGACCCTGACCGAAGGCCGCGAGAACACCGCCGACCAGCTGGACATCGAACTGACGGACCATGACGGCCGCCTGGAGCTGCCCCGCAAAGAAGCCGAGATTGAGCTGCACATCGGCTGGGTGGGCCAGCCGCTGATCGACAAAGGCCTGTTCGTGGTGGACGAGGTGGAACACACTGGTGCCCCGGACAAAGTCACCATCCGAGCCCGGGCGGCCGACCTGGGCGGCCAGATCCGCACCCGGGCCGAGAAAAGCTGGCGCACCACCACCCTGGGCACCATCATTGCCGACCTGGCCCGGCGCAGCCAGCTGACCCACAAGGTGGACGAGCGCCTGGCCCAGATCGCCATCGACCACCTGACCCAGACCAACGAAAGCGACATGCACCTGCTGACCCGGCTGGCCCGCAAGCACGACGCCGTGGCCACGGTCAAGAAAAAGCACCTACTGTTCATGCCCATCAACGGCACCCGCAACAGCAAGGGCCAAAGCCTGCTGGCCATCCACATCACCCGCCAGGACGGCGACCAGCACCGCTGGAGCAGCAGCACCCGCGATGCGTTCGATGGTGTGAAAGCCTATTGGTCTGACAGCGTGAACGGCAAGCGCAGCGGCGTGGTGGCCGGCAAGAAAACCGGCAACGTCAAAACCTTGAAGGAAACCTACGCCAGCGAGCAGGACGCCCTGGCCGCCGCCCGGGCCGAGCGCCAGCGCCTGGAGCGCGGCCTGGCCACGTTCGAGCTGACGCTGGCCGTGGGCCGCCCAGAGGTCACGCCCCAGTCACCCGTGACCGTGAGCGGCTGGAAGGAAGAGATTGACGGCCAGGGCTGGCTGGTCAAAGAAGTAATGCACAGCCTGAACGAAGGTAGTGGCTGGACCAGCAAGGTGCAGATGGAGATGGGAGCGAGCGAGGCGCCAATCGATTAACCCTCACAATAGGGAAAGACCAATTCAGCACCCAAAGCCCCGTGACTCGCCGCCTCGGGGCTTTTTCATTTGAAGTGACACGTAATGGACAAAGAAATCGAGATGGTGAATAGCTGGCATCAACAAAGCATCACCACATCGATCAACCAACCAACAAAGGAGGACTCACTTGGCAGAAAACGATGCTGACTTCGCGATGAAAGCACAGACGTTGCAGAAACCTGAGCAAAAGAGATGCAGATAGCGCACCAAGCACCAACAAGCTCAATCCACGAAGCCCCGAGGCTCAACCCTCGGGGCTTTTCTCATTCTGAAACCCCAAAAAGGAGAACCTACATGAACGATTTAACAACCATCATCGTCCTGGCACACCAGCGCCCAGTGATCACTTTGGCAGCACTGATGCTCTTAGCACTTATTGCTTATCAGCCCCTCATAGAAACCATCATCTGCACTACCCTACTCAATCAGTAGCGTGCGCCCCATGTCCAGCAAGCCAGCGGCTGGCGGCTGCACTACCAATAGCGCAAAGCCGCAGGCAATCAGGGTTGCGCCGCCATATACTGTATGCATGTACAGCTATCACTTCCTTGCAGGCCACCCTGTGCCCGCGCACGCTGACCCGATGCCGCTCCCGCTGGCAGGTGCCAAGGTGCGCGGGGGCTTCCCCAGCCCTGCAGAGGACTTTGCCGCCAAGCGCATCGACCTGGCCAAGGAACTGATCTTCCACCCCCAATGCACCTTCATCCTGCGGCTGCAGGGCGACAGCATGGAAGGCGCGGGCATGTTCGACGGCGACCTGCTGGTGGTCGACAAGTACCTGCGCCCCCAGCACGGGGACATCGTGGTGGCGGAACTGGATGGCGAGTTCACCTGCAAGCGCCTGCACATGCGCAACGACCAGCTGATCCTGCATCCAGAAAACCCCACCTACCCCGACATCCGGCCCAAGCCCGGCCAGACCCTGGAAATCTGGGGCGTGGTCACCAGCAGCATCAAACGCTTTCGCAAGGCTTGAGGTGATGGCATGTTCGCCCTGCTGGACGGCAACAACTTCTACGCATCGTGCGAGCGTGTGTTCCGCCCCTCGCTCAAGGGTGTGCCGCTGGTCGTACTGAGCAACAACGACGGCTGCGTCATCGCACGCAGCGAAGAAGCCAAGGCCATCGGCATCAAGATGGGCCAGCCCTACTTCCAGGTGCAGCACATGCACACCACCCACGGCCTGGTCGCGCTGAGCGCCAATTTCGCCCTCTACGGCGACATGAGCGACCGCATGATGAGCCTGGCCGCCGGCATGGGCCCAGAGCAAGAGATCTACAGCATCGACGAATGCTTTATTGGTCTACACGGCGTGCCAGAAGTTACCCGCCGCGCCCATGCTATCTGCAGCCGCATACAGCGCGGCATCGGCATATCCACCTGCGTGGGCATCGCGCCCACCAAGACCCTGGCCAAGCTGGCCAACCACATCGCCAAAGATGCAGAGCGCAAACCCGGCGCTTACCTGCCCCACCTGGCGGGCGTGTGCAACCTGGCAGAGGTCAGCCCGCAAAGCCTGGAATACCTGCTGCGCCTGACCGCCGTGAGCGACGTTTGGGGCGTGGGCCGCAAGATAGCCAAACGGCTGACGGAGCATGACATCGTCACCGCACTGGACCTGCGCCGCGCCCCTGTACCCTGGGTGCGCAGCCACTTTGGCGTAGTGCTGGAGCGCACTGTGCGCGAGTTGAACGGCATTGCCTGCCTGCAGCTGGAGACCCAGCCACCGCCCAAGCAACAGATCGCCTGCACCCGCAGCTTTGGCCGCCCGGTCACCGATCTGGCCCCGCTGCTGGAGGCCATCAGCCACTTCACCCAGCGCGCTGCCGAAAAGCTGCGCATGCAAGTACACCGTTGCGGCGCCGTGCACGTGTTTGCGCACACCAGCCCATTCAGAACCGACGATGCCCGCTTTGCCCAAAGCGCCACCGTACAGTTGGTGGCGCCCAGCTCAGACACCACCGTGCTACTGGCCGCTGCGCAACGCGGCATCAGGCAGATCTACGAGCCTGGCTACCGGCTGGCCAAGGCCGGCGTGCTGCTGCTGGACCTGACACCCAACCACCAGGTGCAGCAATCATTGATTGCGCCCGAGCAACCCACCGGCAGAGACATGAGCGCGTTGATGGAGGCCGTGGACCATATCAATGCGCGCTGGGGCAAGGGTGCTGTGCGCGCAGGCAGTGCACTGCAAGCTAGTGGGTGGCAGATGCGGCAGACCAGGATGTCACCCTGTTACACAATCTGCTTAGGTGACTGCCCTTCGTGCTACTGACAGTAGAGGCGCAGAGCCAACTGACATCGACATGCCTCTTGTTTTTCTCTAAACTCAACGCCCATGAAGATAGAAGCTATTGATTTATTTTGCGGTGCGGGAGGGCTGACCCGAGGTCTGCTAGACGCTGGCATCACCGTGAAGGCTGGATTTGACATCGAAGAGTCATGCCGTTATGCCTATGAAGAAAATAACAACGGTGCAAAATTTATTAATAAAGATATCGAAAAAGTCAGTGCTGACGATCTAAACAATATTTGGTCTGGAAAGGAATTACGCCTCCTTGCGGGATGTGCACCGTGTCAGCCTTTTTCGACGGCTGCTGCGGCATTCACCAAGGAAAAGAGTAGTGATGTTCCAGATCCTCGATATTTTTTATTAAACCAATTTGAGCGACTGGTTAAAGAAACGCTACCAGAGTTGGTGACCATGGAGAATGTGCCACGAGTACGCAATCATTCACCATTTAAAGCTTTCTCGGAAACACTCATCAAACTTGGTTATTCTGTTTGGTTTGATGTTGTAGAGTGCAAAAATTTTGGAGTCCCACAGAATAGACGGCGGCTTGTATTGATGGCATCTAGAGTGAGCAAGGCACCAACCATTTCAGACTTTCCGAAACAAAGAATTTTGACGGTGCGCGAAGCAATACAAGATCTGACACCATTAAAAGCAGGAGAGCAAGACCCTAATGATAAAATTCACATCGCTCGCAATTTAAGCGAAATCAATCTTGAAAGATTAAAAATATCAAAACCTGGCGGTAACTGGCTAGACTGGCCAGAGCATTTACGTGCAAAGTGTCACACAAAAGATTCGGGTTTAACTTACAAAAGTGTTTATGCCAGAATGGAGTATGACAAGCCATCACCCACAATGACCACTCAGTTTTTTAATTTTGGCACAGGGCGTTTTGGTCACCCTGAACAGAATAGAACAATTACGCCAAGAGAAGCCGCAATCCTTCAATCATTCCCTAAAAATTATAAATTTCTATCCCCTAAAGAAAAAATATACCAATACAGACTTGGAAAAATGATTGGTAATGCAGTCCCGCCAAAACTTGGCTACTGCATAGGTGAAGCATTCAAATCAACACTTCAATAAAAAAACCGGCTACTGCCGGTTTTTCTTATTTCTTCAACTCTTTAAGAATTTCGTCAATAGAATCAACTTCCTCGGAACGACTAAGATACTCACCATACGCTTGCTCTGCAGATTCAATTAGCTGTTGATAGTAAACAATTCGCGCATTTATTGGAGCGAGAAAACCCTTTACCCGCTCTAAATTTGGCATCTCATCTACTTCTCTACCCAATACAAAAACAATTGCTATATTTGGATTGTAATCATCGCCATGTTGCTTTTTCAAACATGCCTCTAGACCATCCTTGTACTTCATCCCCTGCTGAACAAGCTCTAGTGTAGAAAGTTTTCTTCCAGCACGCTTAAGCTCAACAATGATGTGTTGCCCCGCATTGTTTTTGTACCGAATATCAATACGCCCTTTGCTTTGATCATCGTCCAGATCTGATGCAAAAACACCAAAATCTCTCTTAAGTGTTTGCTCCATTCTTTCGCTATCGGTAGCCCGCTCCCATCCTGGATCCAGCAACCACATATGCTTAAAAAGGCATTCTTGCAAGACTTTTTCTTTCTCATCGTCATTTACAAGACCATCAAATTTCTCAATGACCGTCAATCGCTGCTTGACAATATCTCGATACATTGATCCTTCAAGGGCAGACAAGTCCGAAAGCAGCGGCAGTAGATTTCTTGCAGTTAGCTCCTCAAGGTTAGCCAACTGATGGCTTGCCTCTTTCAAGCGCAAACGCTCGAAAGCAAGAACTCCTGCTTTATAAAGATCGTTGCGTTCCTCTTCATCCTCAATTTCGATACCCTGAATCACGCCTAGCATAGATTTTGCAGGTTTTTGCTGACCTTCCGGCAAAGAGTCAATCCATCTTGCTAAAGGCGGCACCTGAGCTTGAACTTCATCACCGCGAGTTTCATTTCTCTTGAGCGTCCAAGTCTCAGAAATACTCAACAACGACTGCCGCAAGAATGCCACCAGCGCCAAATAGCGAACATCATCCTCAATCAAGCGCTGTCGATCACTTGTCGCAATATCTTCTTGATCGTCTAGATCCAAAAAATCAGCTTCTATCTGGCCAACCACATAGTTTACGAGCAGTCGGTTAAAACCCAATCGATCAAGAATATTCTCTTGAATTAATCGTCCACGGGCTATTACGACCACTCCATTCATCGAGCCAGATTCATCCGTGCGTAAATCTTTGGGGCGCGCTGCAGTTCCAAGCCAGCCTCTGACACGCCACTCTCGCCCATCCACTTGAACTACATCAGAAATAGTGTCTTTGAATTTCAAATTTTTGCATGCACCGACCACATCGGTATGCTTATCGCCAAACTCCCAAAGAAACTCAATCTTCGCCAGATCATCTCGATCGGCGGCATTCACATGATGCTTATTTATGATGACATCAAAAGGACCGATGCCGGGTGTTTTGGTGCCAAGAATTGAAAACCGACGTGCAATACGCTTCACAAGTGCATTTGCAGTATTCTTTACACGCTTGGTCTTCAGCGCACTTAAAACTATCTTTGTTCCCTTGCTATTTCCTGCAAAGCTTATAGGAACCGGGCGATAGGGCTGCTTATTTTCTATTGCAACTTCAATGTCGGGGACAGACATTCTAAATGCGTGCTGCTGCCCATTTTTTGTTGTATGGACGTCTACTTTTTCAGCAATAGAAAACAAAGACAGCTTCCCAATTCCTTTTCTCCCCATATAGTCCCGACCACGCGCGGACTTGGTTCCTTCTTTGGTTCGTTTGTCATAGCCAACAGAAAGAAATCGATCATTGATTGCATCAAGATCCATACCTATGCCGTCATCGACAATCACGATTTGATTTGACTGCAAATCAATTTCTACGGAATCAGAATCGGCATCCCATGCATTAGCGACAACCTCGGATAGCACTGCCGCAGCATTGCTGTACAACCTGATACCGAGATGGTCCAAGACACGCAGCCCGATATGCATGATGTAAGGACGATCGGCATCAGGCAGTGAAGTCAAAGTTAAAGACTCAACAGGTGTATCTTGCTCAACACCGATATCAACTGCGTCACTCATGCTTCCTCCAAGACCTCAACGTTTAACCGCTTAAAGCCAGCAGACAGCTAAACGTCTGCATAGCCTCCCTCTCAATACATTCTGCTAGTCATATACGCGCCATCAACGGCGTCAGCTCTGACTTACTCCGGCTTCAAAACTTCGGCAGCGGCGGACAGCAGGGCTCTGCCCTTGTCGCCACTTTCACGCCATGCCTGCAGCAGTGCGCGCTCAGCGGGTGCCAGGGTTCCCTCGGATTCGCTGGCACGCTGGCCTGTCACAACGTAAAGCACATCCACACCAAGCTTGCTCATCAATGCAAGCGCTTGAGCATTCGGCGTAGCTTCGTTTTTTTCCCATTTGAGCAAAGCACCGCGCGAAACCTGGCATGCATCCGCAAAAGCCAGTTGTTGGATGTTCAGGCGCAGCCGTTCGCTTTTGATGCGATCACCAAAAAGATCATAAAAGTTATCATTCATCTATTGATCGCTCACTATTGTGAGCATATGATGCGTTCACGTTGTAACAATCTATGCCCAATAGTACATGACCAAGACAGACCAGCCAGCTGCGCTCAATGCGTGGGGGAGCCCTGATGCCTTCTCAGCATTAGCAACAGGGGACCCCCGAAGTTCTGGTGATAGCACCATGCCCACGTTCATGTCAGGAAGGCCTGATTGGGACGATCACTTGTGCAAGACAGGAGTGATAGATCTGCACGTTTGCCTGCCTGAATCAATCACTCTCAAAGCTGATGGAGTGATCGAACTGATGAGCAGCTTGGCTTGCACGTTGACTCAGCGGGCTCAAGAGCTGGCCCCGGGATGTACCGTCCACACGGGTATGCGGAGCACCATGTACGAGCAAGGGTGTGGTGGTCAGCCATCCTGGGCCGAGCGCCTGATACATGCTGCAGTCAATCAACGACTTGCTGAAAAGATGCGGGGTGCAGAGGGTTCTTTGCCTTCGAAGGGTTGTCCTGCTCAATCTGATTAGCAGCTGCCTCTAGGGCTCGATAGATAAGAGGAATCTTGCTTGTCAGCACATCACCAATTTGCTTTGTTGTTGGCATCGAACCTGGTGGGGGTAGGTATCGCTCTGCTACCCGAACGGACGCTTGAAAGATTTCCCAGTTGATTGAGCTCATTTGCTTGTCCTTGTTTAACTTGTAACCAAAGCATCCTACATGACGACCACTGCACAACTCACACGCAAGCACTCCGGTTCGGTCGAGCGCCTGGTGCATGAAAAACCCATCCCCCTGCGCCTGGCCAAGAACGAGCTGGCCGAGGCCCACGACAAGGCCCGGGCAGAGGGCCGCAGCTCCAGCAACTTCTGCCGGCTGATCCACTTGATGGGCATGGCCCGCTACCGTGAACTGGGCCGCGTGGAGCTGGGCGCCGCCGACATTGCCGGCCAGGGCTGAGCAGGAGCAGGCCATGGGCGGGCGCATCAACTTCATTGACAGCAATTCTCAGCGGGCCAAGGCCGCGCTGGTTGCCAGCAGGCACCTGAACGAGGCCGCCGACAAGGCGCGTGCCCTTGAAGGCCGGGGCGTGCATGGCTGTAACCAAACAGCACAAGCCAAGCACCAATTCAAGGGGACCAACAAGGAAGCCATGCGCCTGCCTTGCCCGCACTGCAGGCACCCCAGCGTGATCCGCACCAGCGAGCAGATGACGACCCTGATGCGCCAGTACGTGTTTTGCTGCGTGAACCCCGAGTGCGGCCACACCTTTGTGGGCACGCTGGAAATTTCCCGCACCCTGTCCCCTTCTGCCACACCAGACCCCAGCGTGAACCTGCCCCTGTCCAGCCACGTGCGCCGTGACATGCTGCGCGCCCAGCTGGACCATGCGGGCACCTCCGAGCATGTGACCCGCAGCACCGCCCCGGTGACGGGCGACCTGTTCATGCAGGGCGCGCCGCCCGCTGACTGACCCCACCAGCGCCTAGCGCGCTGACCCCTCCCCTTTTCACACACCCACCGACAGAGCCTGTTTGCAGGCCCTGCGGGATTGCTTACGCCATTTTTTGCCCACGGAGGTTTGACCATGACGCTTGCCACTGCCGTTCAACGCCACTGCCTGTTTCTCACGCTGACTGTGCCCAGCAGCATGCATGCCTTGCGCATGGGGCTGTATGGCAGGCAGACCAACCCGGAATATGACGGAGTAAGCACGCCGCGCGATGCGCAGTCATTCCTGACAATGGAATGGGAGTGTGTGTGCGCCAGGCTGCAAAGCAGTGGCGCGCAATGCTGGGGCGCTCGCGTGGTGGAGCCGCATTTTGATGGCACACCCCACTGGCATGTATTGATGTGGGTGGAAGGTGGCCAGATGTCCCTGGCTGATGCCATCCGTGTATGCAAGGGCGACAGCAGCAAAGGGACCATCAGCCTGATGGCTGCAGTTGCCGAAGGCCTCGGTAGCATCAATAAGTACATCGCCAAATGCGCAGCACCTGATGACCGCCGTGTCATCGATTGGGCTGCGACATGGGGCTTTCGCTTGTTCCAGCGCTTTGGCGTCTGGCCAGAAGGCGGTGCAGCATGAGCCTGTACCGCATCACCCACATCGACAGTAGCCGCAAGTGCCGCCGTCTGCGAGTGCTGGCAACCAACTGCCGACAAGCCCTGCGCCAGGTGGAGCAAAAGTTTGGCGATGCTTGGTTTGCCTGCGCAGTGCGCGTGGAAAGGCAGGCCTGATGCCAAGCCGGAAGAACTACTTGGGCGGCTTGTTGCGACGCGCTGTCGACCATGTGTATAGCAAGGTCAGCAGCCATAGCACCCACATCAAAACGCAGACGACAAGCACGAGTGCAGATCGCTCATCTGCAGACGTTGAAAACCAGCGCCATGTTGCCAGCACAGCAGAGATCAGCAGCGCCAGTGATTTGAGAAAGGCGCTGACAGCGCGTTGGATGGGTTTCATAGGGTGGCTCGCCCTCAGCGTTGCTGGGGTGATGGGGGCGGTTGGCGTATGGATGGAGCTGGAAGGTTTGCTCTGGCTCAGCCTTCTACTGTACAGCGCCGCAATCGCAAAGCTGGTATGGGGCTTGGCGCGGATTACGCGGGGCGGGCATGACTAAAACAGCACCCCCGACCACAGGCCAAACCGCCCGCAAGACTGCGCTGCGCCAAGCAGGCAAGGCGCTGAAAGCTGCCAAGCCGCCTGTGGCCTGTGCGGCCAAGCGCAACAAGCCGGCCACCGACTACACCGTGCAAGAAAACCGCGCCTACCTGGTGCAGTTGCGCAACGAGCTGCTGCGCAACGCCAGCGCAGGCCGCTGGCATGACGGCGAGGCGAAGGAATGGTCGCGCATTGCCCATGAGCAGCGCGTGATGCTGATGCTGCTGGCGGGCCTGGACGGCGACCTGCAGACCCTGGCCACCCGTGCCTGGCGCGAGTTCACCCCGCCAGAGCGCAGCGCCATCAAGTCGGAAATCCGCGCGGCCAAGCGCGCCTTTGGGGGCCTGGCTGCGCTGTGCAGCCGGGTGCAGTGACCATGGCCCGCAAGCCCATCTCCCCTGCCCGCACGCTGC